ATAATCGGCGTCATCCTGGTGGATTCCGTCGACGAATAGTTGCACCGGAAACTCTCCGGCGTTGTTTCTGTTTCTTATTTTTATTTCTATCATAGCGCGCATTTTCGCTCGTTTTTCGGGCATTTTTCGACAACTTTCTTGCTGTATGGTAAATCAGTAGTTTTACGGATGGGTCTAGGTAATTTTGGGGGGTACGTAGGTATGTAGGTAAAAATACCTATGTGTAGCTGCGGAAAATACCTAGGACAATTCTGTGGTCGTTTTTGTCTCAAAAATCGGGCGGGCGGGCCAAGGGCCATTAGGGGAGTGTGCTTTACTGTAAGGCAACAAATGACCTGAGAAAAGTTTGACAGGTAGTGGAGTGTGCTTAGTGTGGTGGTGATGACATACCAAGATAAAGATGAGGATGAGTGGTTCAGCCCGTGGGGCGAATGGACTTTTCAGGTTGAGGAGGGCATTTATGATTGGGGTGGTTCATACATCGAAATTGTCGGTGTATCCCTAGCCGGAACATCCATTCCGTTCGATGTTCTGGATGATGTGTGGGTGAAAAAACAGGAGGATCGAATTGAACAGGAGTTGTTTGGATGAGGGGTGTCTGGGTTCCAGTCACGCTCCTACAGACTCTCGGTCCAGCCGAGGCACTACTCGCCGGGTATATCGGTGGGTGGCCGGATGGCTGTTTCGCTTCCAATTTGCGCATCGCGGAGGACATAGGTGTCTCCGAACATTACGTGCAGAGATTGATATCCCGACTTGTAAAACGTGGAATCATCCAGAAAATGGGACGCAACCATACCAGGAAGATGAGACTCTCAAAAAGGTACGCGCCTGACACTATAGTATCAGGCTAATGACACTATAGTGTCACATATAACATAGATAACATATAACTAAGGAACAATAGTAACTAATATGACTAACAGAGATAATGATAATGGTTTATCGTCAGAGGTGTCTGACTCCTTCGGCTCCGCCGTCAGCGGGTCCTTTTTAATTAACCCTCCATCCTACCATCACCAGGGTGTCAAGATGGACGCGCCATCGAAGATGGACCACCTCTACATGGAGGAAATGGAACGTCTAAACAACACTCCAACGCCCGAACAGGTGGACGAGTTGTTCGCAGCATTAGGGGGGAGCTTCAAATGAATCGATACGCAAGGTGGTGCAAAATTTATACGGAGCTTATACGGCATGGGCGTTCGTCAATAGCCGAGGACGAGACATATACCACAGTGAAGAAGCATATCGCGGAAGCTATGCATAATGAAATGATGCAGCCAAGTCCTGAAGGAGCAGATATATCTGCCGCTGCTGAGATGGTTGTAGAAATTTGGAGAGTTAGAACAAATGGAGGAAAAATAAAATGAGTGAGTTTGTAGAAACAAATCTATCCGACCTTTACATCCGCAATGCCGTCATGGTGGGCATCGCCATGCTGGAGGAATCCATCAATCACATAGATGTACCAGAGGGTATGTCTCAGGATGCCCTGGAGGCGGCTGTGGAGCCGCTGAGGCCATTGCTCCTTGAGCTAAGACATTCTTGTCTCCGTTCAATCGATGAGAACGAGATCGGCCTAATAGCCCACGTTAAGGAATCCACCAAAAATGGATTAGAGGAGGGATGGGATGCATAGAATACATGGCATCAATATGCCGGGCAAAGCCACGAACGGTTGGATATTTGATCCAATCAGGGATCGTGAGGAGTTTCTGCGAAAAATCACTTTACCCCAGACATCGCGTTGGAATCATGGATCTTTGATAGAAACGACAGATAAACCCTTGCAAGTGTGCTGCACTCATGCACAATTGATGGAGAATGGGAACTTTGACCGACGACCGGGCTTAGTATCTCCCGAAAAACTAGATAGTTATTATTGGCAATGTACGTAGTAAATAAACCCCACCCAGCCATATATGAGGCATTCATGGCCACCGAAGGTCTGTTCGGAGCGAGCCAGGAAGATCTGGTTTCCAAAAATAGACACGAACCATTGATGTCGGTGAGGGCTTTGTTCTGTTGCATCCTTCACATTGAAATGTGGGTGAGTGTAAATCAATGTGCTGATGCTGTGCATCGATCTCGCGAAAGCATCACCTATTATCTGGCAAAACATCCCGATCGAATGGAAACCGACAAGGAATATCGTGAGAGTTATGAAGCTCTCAAAACTAAAGTGGAGACAAAACAATGGACATAGGAACATACCTAACCCTAACTCACAAAGGCCAGCTCATAGCAGGTCAGGTGGTGAGACTAAAGAAAACAGCATCTGATCCAGAGGATTGGAAGCTCGAAGTGCGTGGCCGTAGTGGCCGTACGCTCATAGTGGAGAGCTACATCGATAGCGGTGCCATGCTCTGGCCCAATTGGGAGCATTGCGACGCCTTCACCGAGGGTGGCTGGAAACTCCTCGCCGAAAGAGGGATGGTACGCACCTACTATTTCGATGTGAAGGTGGCGCGAGAGAAGGAGCAATTTGCTCGTGATGCCCGGAAACCTGCAATGGTTAGGGAGGACCAGGACCAGGAGGTTGAATTTTTACCCAAACATGTGGAGAAGCTGCGGGAGTGGATTAAAAAATTTGACCTGGATGAGTATCCCCGCAGGGTGTCGGATGAGGGGGAATTATTATGACACCTGATGATCTAAACAAACACCTCTCGCAGCACATCGATGCTGTGATGAAAACCTATTTCCCTAACGCCAAGCGTCGTGGCTCTAGCTACGCAATGGGCGATTTGGATGGTAGCGAGGGCCAATCCACAGGAGTGTATCCCGGCAGGGGCGGTGTCTACCTCGCCAAGGATAAATCCACTGGGGATACTACCAACATCCTCAAACTGGTGATGCGGCAGGTAGGCAACTACCACGAAACCCAGGCAGAGATAAAGGCATTGCTTGGTATTACAGACGTGCAAACAGTGGCATCTACACCCAAACCTGAGCCGCCGAGTGTGCAGATGAAGCCTTTGACCGGATCATGGGCGATGGAATACCTGACTAAAAAACGTGGCCTATCTACTAACACGCTCCGCAAATACGGGGTGAGAAGCCATAGCCGGAATAGCAGCTACAATACGGATTTCTATGCATTCAAGTTTGTTAGTCCCGATGGTGACTATGTGATGCTGAAAAGTGTGGGCATCGATAAGTGTGACAAAGGGAGGAAGGATATTTGGTCTACCGCTGCCTATGCCACCCTATGGGGTTGGCCCACCGTCGATGATACATCTGACCAAATCACAATATGTGAGGGTGAGATCGATGCTATGTCACTGGACGACATGGGTGCCGACATGCCAGCTCTATCTATACCTAGCGGATGCTCCAACCTCGGTTGGATCGAGAATGACTACGAGGCATTGGAACGGTTTGAAACCATCTACCTCTGTTTCGATAATGATGAAGCCGGGGAGAAGGCCGCAAACGAAGTGGCCAAGCGTTTAGGTATCACCCGCTGCAAACGACTACGTGTTCCAGCTCCCCACAATGATCTCAATGATTTGCTGATATCTGGGGGCGGCATTGGTACTCTATACGAGAACGCCGAATCGTATGATCCCAAAACTCTCAAACCAGTTGACGGCATGGCTGCCGAACTCTCCGAGGAGATTGGTCGATACCAACAAGAGAACGAACACAATCCATTCCTGTTCCCAGAACTTAAATACAGGTTTCGGAAAGGCGAGCTTACCATTGTAGGTGGATATCCAGGACACGGTAAAAGCCAATGGCTTTACCAGAGCTGTATGCATGAGATGATCAACAATGATCGACGTGCCTGCATTGCTTCTTTTGAGATACCTAGCAAATCTATGCTATTCAATATGTTATGGATGCATAATGGACATATGCCAAAGGAGGATAGTATCCAATCTGATATTACACAGTTTCAGGATCGATTGTGGTTCATCGAAGGCGTAGAGGGCGGAACAAATAGTTGGGAGAGTTTGCACCAAGATTTCTTGTATGCACATCGTCGATACGGTGTGGATTTATTTGTTATCGATGCACTCATGCACATTGCAGCCAAGGATGATTGGAGTGGTCAAGAACGCATCGCCAAAGATGCCGCTAAGTTTGCCATCGATAATGATGTCACTGTGTTGTTGGTTTGCCATGCTGATGCGAAAAAAGCCGGGTCGGGACAAGTGCCAGAACTGGAGGATGTCTTGGGTGGCCAGGGTATCGGTGCGGCAGCTCATGCAGCCGTCATGATCTGGCGGAACAAGGCCAAGGAGAAGGCTATAGAGGCCGGAGAGGATGTGACAGATGAGATGCCTGATGGCCGAATGTACGTCCCTAAACAACGTGCGAATGGTGTCACAATATATCGCGATTTATGGTTTGACACGCAACGTCGAACCTTTTCACTAGAACCTAAACCAAACCTGGGAGTGGATCTCCCATTTTAATTATGATCACAGTAATATCACGAAAACGCTTGGGTGACCCCTGGGAAAATCAATCAGGGAAACAGATGTTTCCTTTCGTCGTCAACTTGTCTGACGGCAGCACTATCAT